CGGATCAGAAGTATTGGTTCGTGGAGTGCGAGTTCTGTGGTCATGATTGGTATCTCACAATGGAGAACATAATGGGCACCCCGGCTTATTTTGGGTGTACCAAGTGTAAGAAAGAGCTCAATCGCAGAGAAGGGCGCTGGGTTCAGCGTTGGGCAGATAAAAAGGTGTCAGGGTATCAGATATCACTGCTCATGTGTCCTTGGGTATCAGCTCAGGCAGTTCTTGATCGTAAAAAGAGTTATACCGATGAGCAGTTCTGTAATTTCGTACTTGGAGTACCTTACGTTGGTAAAGGCAACGTATTATCACAGCCGTTGTTATTTCAGAACCTTACGCAGAGAGTTAACCCACAGGATTGCCGACCTATCATCGGAGTTGATACTGGTGTGGATATCAGATACACGATTGGTAATAAATATGGACTATTCTATTTCGGAGAGTGTAAGGATTACTCGGAGCTTGAGAAACTACTAAATCGTTGGAGTGATGCGATCATGGTCATCGACCAAGGTGGAGATATCATTGGACCTCGTAAGCTACGTGAAAAATACCCCAACAGAGTATTCTTGTGTTTTTATAGACAGGATAAAAAGAACGATGAGCTTATCAGTTGGGATGATGATAAAGGAACAGTTCAGGCAGATAGGAACAAGTGTATTCAATTGGTCGTGGATGAGTTCACAGAAAAACGCATACCCATTTATGGTACTGATTCGGAGTGGTGGGACTATTGGATTCACTGGTCACACGTGTATCGTGTAGAGGACTACAACGAGAACACAGGTATGACTAAATTCACGTGGATGCGCTCGGATCGTGATGATTGGGTTCAGGCGACTGTGTATTGGAGAATAGGGATGTCTAGGTTTATGGATTCACAGGCATCGTTCTCGGATCCAGTGTCGAAGTGGGGTTCTATTGGGTATGAGGCATTGCCCGATGGATCAGCGTTTTTGCCGAAGTTTTATTGATTGTGGATAAGTGAGGAGTAATAGTGGTATAAACTGTGGATAACTAAGTTGATAAGTGGTTAACTAGACGTTAATATGTAGGTAATGGATAAGTTATCAACATATTGTAAACAGTTGGAAGTTGATAATAATTTAATAAAATATGGTGTAAAATAAAGGTTTTATGAGGTTATCCACTTGTAAGCACTACTAATAGTAATAATGGATAATATATTTAGATTAATTCAACAAGAAACTGGAGTGAATAGAGATGAGATCGTTGGTGTAAAAAGAGATGATCGAGTTTTAATTGGGCGTATTTTGTTTATCATTTATTGTAAGTTTTATCAGGAGTTATCATACTCTAAAATTGGTAGATTGATTAATCGGGATCACTCTTCGGTTAGGCATTTGTATATAAAATACCGTAATGATGACTTTTATGTGAGTTTTATTAAAAAGTTGGATGAATGGGCAAAAAATGGTGAGATTCAACAAGTAAAGAAAAAAGAGTTGTTTTTGAGTATTAAATTACACAGTAGGTTTAATAATATATATACAAAATATGGAGGAAAATGCGCTGTTTGTAGTTTTGATGAAGTTGTAGAGGTTCACCATATAAAACCTCGTAGAATAGGTGGATCTGATGAGTTAGAGAATCTAATTCTTTTATGTCCAAATCATCATGCTTTGGCTGATAGAGGTTTGTTATTTATTAAAGGAGTTACTAATCCCAATTGATTCTTATGGAGTTCAGTGTAAAATTAATGTAATTACTAGTGTGCGCTAATTTTTAATAATATGTCAAAAAGTGGTTATGGTGATTCAATGGGATATTCAGCAAAAGGAAGCAAAAAGATGGCTGCAGAATATCGAAGTGATCAGAAGAAAAAATTTATTGCGAAGAAAATGTCAAGAAGTATTGATATTGCAAATGAAAAAGCAAAAAAACCTCATTCTATTTTTAGAGGCAGAGATTATTTAGGTACAAAAAAAGGAAGTAAAAATTATAAAGGAGAATATAAATATTAAACTATGGCTTTACAAGATACAACTCAGGCGAGCACTGGCATTTGGGGGGCGATTAAGGGTGCGTTGAACATTTTCAGTGGTTTGAATAAAGCAGGGAGTGCCGAGAAGGATAATTTTAATCCTACTCCAATTGATGAGTTCGAGTCAGATTTTTCTGAGTTAGAAGTTAATCAGTTGGTTCGTGGTTGGAAAGAAAGGTACGAGAAGTATTTCAACGACATCGAACCTGGGCAGAAGTTATCATTTGAGTATTGGTTGGGTAAGCAGAGAACAGAGGATGCCGACAGTGTTGTTGGTACAGTTTCTCTTGTAGATAATAAAATATTTGAGGCAGTTGAAACGTTCATACCGATAGCAACGAGAAGTAATCCTGATCCAGTGGTAAAAGCAGACCCTGGTGAGCAGGGACAGAAGTTGGCAGCATCGATTAAAACAATTTTGGTAGACGAGGCAGACAAGCAAAAACTAAAGAAAAAACTAAAGAGGATGATCAGACATTGGTTGATTTACAAAGTCGCTGTTATCAAGTGTTCTTACAACACGTTGTTAGACAGAATTGAGACAGAGGTTATCAATCCAAAGAGAATGATATTCGATGTCGATGGACACATGGATGAGGCAGGTAAATTCACAGGTCAGTACATCGGTGAGAGAAAACAAGTATCAGCAGGTAAGTTGATGGAGTTATTCCCTAAGAAAAAAATGGAGATAACTTTACGATCAGCAGAAAAGAAAGGCACGAAGTTGGAGTACATCGAATGGTGGTATCAGGGTAAGGATGTATTTTACACGATGGATGAGTTGGTGCTTGGTAAATACAAGAATCCACATTGGAATTATGACATCGAACCAAAGACCGATGAGGTAACAGGTTTGACAGCACAAGCAGAGGAGGGCAAAAACTTCTTGGATGAGGCAACAGATCCATACACATTCCTTTCAATTTTCAGTACAGGATTACAACCTCATGATGAGACATCACTTATTTTACAGAACGTTCCATTGCAGGATTTGGTAAATCGCAGGATGAGACAGATAGATAAAAACGTTGATTCTATGAATAATGGAATGGCTGTTAACAATGCTTTCACAGCAGAACAAGCTTCACAGGCAGCTTCAGCATTGAGACGTGGTCAGGCGATCAGAGTTCCACAGGGTAAAGTCACAGATGCAATTATGCGATTCCCTGCTCCTGGTATTCCAGCAGATGTGTATAATAATCTAAAGGATGCAAGAAATGAGTTATCAAACATTTTCGGCACATCAGGTTCTACACCACAGGGACAGAAGTCAGAGGAGACAGCCCGAGGTAAAATTATGATTAATCAGCTCGATGCATCACGTATCGGTGGTGGTATCACAGAGTATCTCGAACAGATCGCAGACACAGTTTATAATTATTGGGTTCAGTTGATGTTTGTTCACTACACAGAGCCACACGATTTCGTGTCGGTTGGAGCAGATGGTCAGCAGAACATAATGCAGATAAAAAACACAGATTTTCTACTTACTAAAACGTTGGACATCACAGTAAAGGATGGATCACTCATTCCAAAGGATGCGATGACTCAAAGAAACGAGGCAATTGATTTATGGAGTGCAGGAGCTATTGATCCACGATCGTTGTTTAAGAAGTTGGATTTCGCAGATCCTGATCAAGCTACGGATCAGTTGATTTTGTGGCAAATGCTTCAAAAAGGGCAAATTCAGCCACAACAGTATCTTCCTTCGTTTAGCATCGCACAAGCGCCACAAGTGGCAGGAATGGTGCAACCCGGGGGAGTCCCTGGGGTACAGACACCTCCTGGAATGGCACCTGATGGAGTTGGGGGTGCAGCAGTAAATCCGATGGGACCTGCGACACCTGGTCAAGCACCAGCACCAGCGACAAATGATGCAGTTGCAATTCAGTCGAAGCAACTATTACAAAGTGTACCAGTAAAATAATTATGGACTTATCAAAAAAACAATATCAAAAGATGGTAGGAAATAAACCTGCTAAAAAACAAGTACATCACAGTTTAGCGACTGTTATGGCTAAAAAGATGAAGAAAGAATATCCTTATTTATACTTTCATGCGACTCCGTATCATAAAGAAATAAGAAAAAGTGGATTTAGAGGTGACACCTACGCTTGGGAGAAACATAAACAAGCGAGGGATTATGCAAAGTCACAAGGTAAGGGTTGGAAAGTTGTGCCAGTTAAATCAAAACAAAAACTACCAGTTACGGAAAGGAATTACACAGACGAGGAAAAGATGGATAATGGAGATTTATGGTTATTAAAAAAGAATAATATTAAATAAAAATATGGGAAAAATAAAAGAAAAAATGATGGATGATCAAGAAAGAGAACGTTTTGATGTCAAAAAAGTAGAAATGGCTAAAAGAATGGGGAAGAAGAAACTACCACCATATCCACAAAAAATGTTAAAGAAAATTAAAAAAGGACTCACAGCTTATTCGAATGTTCCACACAAAAAAGTAAGTCAAAAAGAACTCGACAATGATACTTATGAAAAATATGGTTATAGAGAAGGAATGGAAGAAGCATATAAGTAATCCCAATTAAAAACTATGGCAAAACCAAAAACAGCACTATCAACAGCAAAGCAAGACATCGCATCTAAAATGGGAGTTGTTCAAACAGTCAAAGATTCAAAGGTTTGCGAGGCATGTCGGGGTAAGGCAGGAATGGAGGGACAGACACCACCATTTCATCCTAACTGCCGATGTAAAATCGTAGGTAATCAAGTATTTAACGAGGCAGGAGTACCAATGAGAAGTTACGCACAAGGTCGTTATAGTGCAGAGGGGGTTAGGTTAGGCGATTAATCCCAATAGACAGTTTTAATAATTTAAGTGATAATATAGATATGGAATACAAAGGAAAAAATATAGGAAGTTTAATGCATTCACCAGATTACTCTATCCTTACAAAAAAGAAAAAGCCGATGGCTCAATCAGAGAAAAATCATAACGATTTAATGAAAATTCATCATGTTACTAAAAGATTGATGGCAGAGAAGATGAAGAAAGGTAACTCTTACAAGAAAGAGATAGACAACAAAAAGCCACTTGCTAAAAAGGACTCACAACGTTTTGAAGAGAATGGAGGTATGAGTGGTAATAAAAAATAATATGTCAAACAAACAAAACGATATATGGAATGAATCTCAACATGAACTCGCCGAAGAGAAAAAGAGTATGTCAAAGAAAATGGTAGTTTCAAAACCTGCACTTCTCAAGGAACACAAACATTTATTAAAAGTATTGAAAACAGGTAAAGGTCGCAAGGAAGAGTTTAATAAGCAAAGAAAAGAATTAAAGGAATATAAATAAAATGTCACACGAACCAAGAGAACCATATGAATACACAACTGATTGGCATAGAAATCAAACCAATAAGTTGAATAAAAAAACAAAACATATTCCACTTGTAAAAGATGCAAAGAAAAAAATTGCTAAAAAAATGGTAGGTGGTAAATTCGGAAAAGGAATGGATCGAATGTTAGAAAGACAAGTTGAAGAGGCAGAACATAAATAAAGGTCAAATTTATTAGTTTAATTTTTAATACAATGGCAGAAATGAAATATAGTATGGTCGGAGACGAGGCAACTGTAAAAGAGGAAGGTTACAGTATGATCGGCAAGGACTCAGATAAGGGCAAAGGTATGGGTTATGAAATGGCAGGTGGTAAGGAAGAGGTTGGGGAGAAAGATGAGAAAAAATCAGAACCTAAGAAATAACGATTATGAATATCAAAACTTTACAAGCAATGATGGATGAGCCCTCTTCAAAGAAATGGTTCAAGAAATATGGGACACCAAAGGCAGTAACGAATCACCCACTCAAGAAAAAGGTTGCTAAAAAGATGAAGGCAAATAAAGGAAATGAATAAAGCAGAACTTATCAAAAGAATAGCAACGAACATGTTGAAAAAACAGCATAGTTCAAATCTTGGTAAGAAAGAGTCACATGCAGTTTTTCATGCTCGTGTAAATAAAAAGAAAATACCACAATTTAAGGATAAGAAAAAAGAGGATAACAGACCGATTTACACAACGGATGAACAGCAAAGTATTCAAAGAGAAACAGAGAAAGAGTTATTTGGGTAGAGGTTAGTCACTTCTACTAGAGATGGCAACGACTCATTAATTATAATCGTTGTGGGTTAGCTCGGGCGCTTCCCTCGTAAGAAAAAGCTCCCCGTAGTTATGGAAGAGAAAAAAGTTAATCTTGACGCACCAGCGTTCGGTGTCGGAGCTGATAAAGCAGACACCTCGGAGACAACAACCGAGATTTCGCAAATCAAAGAGTTGGGACAAGACGATGCCGAACTAGTCACTCGGAAGGATGAGGAGGAGGTATCAGATGAGGAGCAGAAGGTACCATACTCAAGGTTCAAAACAATTGCTGATCAAAAGCGTGAAGCTGAGGATCGGGCAATTGAAGCTCAAGAGAGATATGAGCGTTTGTTATCACAGAGAGAGTCAGTTCAGCAAGACGTGGAGAGACCAGTCGATTCAGTTATCTTGGAGTCATTCATAAAATTATATGGTGACAACGAGAATACGAGAAAAGCTGCTGAAATTGAAACTCAACGTATAGCTTATATCGAACAGAGAGCAGAACAGAAAGCACGTGAGACGTACGAAGAGGTAAGAACGAATGAGGTCAAGTCACTTGCTAGAAACGAGTCAGTGATTGATAACAATTTACAGGATTTGCAGGATTATGTCGGTAGAAAGTTAACAGAGGAAGAACAGGTTGGTATCTTAGAGGTTGTTGATGAATACACACCAAAGGATGCCGATGGTAACTACTCCGGTGATTTACTACCATTTGACAAAGCTATGGAAATCTATGAGTTGAAAAATCAGTCAAAAGGACAAGCTTCGAAGAGGGCACGATCAACAGTTACACGTCTTACATCAGGCAGTTCAGATGGCGAACCTTCAGGGGCAGAAAAAGTAAATAAAGATTACAACCCTATGGATTGGAACGCTTACAGAAGAAGAATTTAATAACTTAATTACAAATAAAATATGTCATTTAATAACGTTGTCGACACAATCACGATGGAGGAAATCGTTCCAAGAGTCGTTGATACAATATTGAGAGGAAACGTCTTTGCAACAAAAATGCTATCAAAGACCAAAAAATTTGATGCAGCTACACAGGACTTCCCAATCAAATTCAAAGTAGGAACAGCAATTAAATCCTTCATCGGATTTGATACTCTTCCAACAGATTTTACAGACACAAGAGTATTGCTAAAATACAACCCAAGATTTGCTACTGCTAACGTTGCACTCGCAGGTACAGACCTCGTTGCAAACAACACAGTTAGAAAAGTATTGGATCTTACAAAGATTGAAATGATTTCAAGAGCACAAGATTTGGCTGATGGAATCGGTTCAATGCTTTGGGGAACTGGTTCAGGAAATAACTCAAAAGATTTCTTAGGACTAGGTGCATGTGTGGATGATGGATCAACAGTTGCAACAATTGGAGGTCTATCAAGATCAACATATACAACATTGTGTTCAACAGTCACAGCTTCAGCAACATTGTCACTCGCAACGATGAGAACATTGTTCAACACTATTGCTGATGCAACCGTTGTACCAACAAGAGCTTATACAGATTACCCAACATGGGCATTGTATGAACAGTTGTTACAACCACAAGAGAAAATATTCAAGGAAGTAAATATCGTTCCTAACTATAAAGGTTATGAAGGATTCTCAGGTTTGATGTTTGCAGGTCTAGAAATAGTACCTGATAGAAAAGCAACAACTGGATACTTGTATTTCTTGAATGAGAACTTCCTAGATTTCTATGGTCTAGATGTAGAGTTAGACGCATTCGAAGGAGCAAAGAAAGTCGAAGTTGCTTCAAAATTGTTTACAGGTAATTCTTACAACGAAGTTTCCAACCTTGGTTTCTACTGGACAGGATTCATTAAATCAAACAACCAGTTTGCATTCAACAGCTTCATTATTCTAGGAGGTAACCTATGTACAGATAACCCACGAAGACATGGAGTTCTTACGGGTATAGCAGGAATATAGTCGTATTTATTAGTTTTAATTTCTAAAAATATGACTCAATACATAGAGAATTACAACACAGAAGTTCAGTACGAAGGTGGACTTAATACAGCAAAACCAGTCGATTTCTCAGCAGCAGCAACAGTAAAGCTACCTGCAGGAACAACGATCAATGGTTCTTCATTAACTTCACTTGGTTCAATAACATCATCATCAGCAAATGCTTTTTCAGTAGGACTTAACGGAACTACTAACCCAGCATTTAACGTTGATGCTTCAACAGGTTCACAAGCAGCAGGTTTGAACGTTGTAGGTGCAGTCGCAGCTGGTACAGTTGCAGTTGCAGTTGCATCATCAGGAGCAGCAGCAAACCTTTCAGTAGATGCAAAGGGTACAGGTACAATTGCAATCGGTGGTACTTCAACAGGTGCCGTTACAGTTGGTCCTGCAACAACATTTACGAATGGAATTGTTATCGCTTCAGGTAAAGCAATCACAGGTTCAACAGGTGCTAATGGAATTGTTATTACAAATCCAAAGAATGCAGCAGCAGGGACACTTTCAGGTACAGCTCTAAACGTAGAGATCAGTATCGGTGGAGTTCCTTACTACTTTGCAGTTTATCCAACAAAGAGTTAGTTTGATTTATTAGTTTAATTTTTATTTAATTATGTCATCACTTAAACCAGATGTCATTGTAAACGGAGCCGACTTGTTAGTGCAAACAGCACCAACATCAGCAGCAGTTCCTTACATGACACAAGTTCCTGAACTAGGCGTTCGAGCCGTTACAGGAGACGGAAGAGAGTTTAGATTTGCTTCAGCAGGTGCAGCAGCTTTGATTGTAGGACAACTACAGCAAGATGCAGCTATCCAATCAAACTATACCGATGTCACAGCTATTGCTGTTGCAGCAGGAACTTTGACAGCTAAACTTACTGTATCAACAGGTACAGCAGTTGCAGCAAATCAGTTCGCAGGAGGTTATTACACCACATACGGCACAGTCGCTAATGGTGGAGGTCAAATTTCAAAGATTGCTTCAAACACAGCAGTTACAGGTACAGGTACATCAATCACATTGACACTTGAAGATGCAATGGCAGCTATTACAACATCAGCAACAGTTACAATAGTTCCACCATCATATTCAGCTATTATTCAATGTCCTGGTACACAGACAGGTAAAATTGCTGGAGTTGCAATTACAAACTTGGCAGGTACCTATTATGGATGGGTACAAACCAAAGGTATTGCTAATGTTTTGATTGCAGGTACACCAGCTATAAACGTTGGATTAGTTGCACCACAATCAGGTACAGCAGGAGCATTACAGGTTCAATCATCAACATTCCCAGAAATTGGTTATACACTAAAGACGGGTGTTAATGGTCAGTATGGTCCTGTAGCACTTTTGATTCCTTAGTCACTTCTCACACAGTCCATTATCTTGTATAATGGATTGTAGAGAGGCGATTTAGTCAATCGCATCTATTTATTAGTTAATTAGTCATTAACAATTATGGGATCATATTTATTCCCCAAAGATGAAGGAGTTTTTAATCCACTCCGACGTTTTGCATTTACTAACATTACAGATGATTTGTTTACATTCCACTGGGATGGAAAACCTATATCAGTAAAAGCTCATGATACTATCGAGTTGCCACATCACTTGATGTATATTGCTACTACAAAATTGGTAGATAAAATCATGATAGCTAAATTCAAAGATGATGAAGACAAAGCTATTAATGTCAACAAAGATGGTAGACATAAAGCTGGGTTATCACTTGGAGTACCTGCAGCTAGAAAAGTGTACGAGGATCAGATAGTTCGAGAACTTGAGGTAGATGAAGAGTCACCACAAATTCAAGTTATGAGAGCACAGATTCGTGATCAAGTATTGAGTGATATTGCAAATGGAGAGAAAAAAGCAGCTCCGGTATCAGATATTCTCAAATCTGTATCACTTGAAAACATGGTCAATATGGCAGAGGGAGGAAAGCCAGTTGAGTTTGCAGCAGTGAAAAAAGGTAAGAAAAAATAATGGCATTAAAACTTTATACAGCTGAAGAGATTAAATCATCAAAAGCAACAGAACTTGCTCGTGATGTTATGCGTACTTCGGATATAAAGAAAGCTCTTGATAAAGCGAGAACGGAATTAAACAATGTCAATGCACAGTTTGAGGTCGCTCTCGCTAATCAAAGAGTTAAGTGGATCAGTGAGGAGGAGATTGCGTTAGGTAAAATAAAGGTTTTGGAGGATGAATTAAAGGTGTTGGAGAGAAGGAAACAACAGGCACTAATCCCAATTGATTTATATCAACAAAGGGTAGATAATATAAACAAGGAGGCAAATGACAAATTAAAGTCAGCCACCGATAAACAATTTTATGTTGATGAGCTTTCTGAAAAACTTGAAGAAAAGCTTGATGAAGTTAGTGAGAAAGACCAATCCCTACAGAAAAGGGAAGAAAATTTGTTTGTCAAAGAAAAAGCAGTGCAGATGCAAGAGGAAGGTAACAAAAAAATGTCGCAGGAGATAAACACAAGAGCATTATTTTTTATAAAAGAAATGGAAGACAGAGAAAAAGATTTTAATAATAGAAAGACAGCACTCGAACTCAAAGAGATTTCATTGCAAGAGTTAGAGAGAAGTTTGAGAGTAAGAGAGCAAGATTTGATAAAAGAAAAGCAATTAATTTATTCACAGAGACAGGCATTAAAAGCCGCTCTACAATTAAAAAAATAATATGGCAAACAATTGTTTAGAGTTTAGAGATAGTTTAGGTTCAGGATCAGCAGTTGGTGCTCAAACATCAACGACAGCTTTGGCTGCTAATTCAGCGAGAACAGGTTTTATGATTCAAAATCAAAGTACAAATATTCTTTATGTAAACTTTGGAGCCGTTGCAGCTGATGCAACACACTACATTGCGATACTCAAAGCTTGTACTGGAACAGCAGATGGTACAGGAGGATCGCTTTCAATGATGGATGGAAATGTTTACAGAGGTCTCATTACAGTCGGTGGGACTAGCCCTTCATACTCAATACTTGAGTTATAAAAATGTTAGACACACTAAATCAATCAGCACCTCAAACACCACTACCTGATGATATTCAGGCACGTATTGAGAATGCTAGAAATAATATTACAATAATGGAGGCAGAGTTCTCAAGATTACAGAAACTTTCACTTGAATTGGAATCAAAGATTAAAACACAGCATGTTGAGATGAAAAGTTGTGAGGAGAGTATTAATTCACTACGATCAGTTGAAAAAGCA